AAGTTCACAAGCGGATACGATTCAAAGGGCAAAACTGTAAAATATATTTCAGCTCAGAAGCCAAAAAAGAAGGTATGGGTAGATGACTACAAAACAGTACACCACGAAGGTTATTGGAAAGTAGTAGGTACTCACGAGGAGCCAGTATATGGTTGGGTAGGTTACAATGTATGCAATGACTGCGGTATGAAAATGAAAGATGCTAAAGAAGAAAAACAGCATCTTCTTTGGGAATTAGATAATGGTGGTAGTGGTTCATACCATTATGAAGAAGAATATGTACAGACAGGTACAAAAACAGTAGAAGACAAGGAATGGGTAAAACCTTGGGATGAAAAGGTTGTAGTTGGCGGTCACTACGAGTACAGATAATTAAAATTGTTAAATTTTGAAATAAAAAATCTTTTGTGTTACGGTGTAATAAATTTTAAAAATATATTATCTTGTTTCCTTGAAAATCGGCAGGCAAACTAAAATGACAGTAAGTTTGACAGTAAGTTTGACTGCATTTTATTTTGTTTTAACTTAATTCAAAATTACTCAACTGAATTTTTGAAATCTCAAAAACCCAGTGTTTAAGCCACTTTTAAGGCATTTTAAGTAATTTTGATAAAAAATAAAAGGTGGTTAAAAAACCACCTTTTTTGGTCGAGGTGACAGGACTTGAACCTGCGGCATCTTGGTCCCAAACCAAGCACTCTACCAAACTGAGCTACACCTCGAAATGTTGCTTAATAACAACAGCTTGATTATTATATACCATATTTTCGGATTTGTCAACATAATTTTCGTTTTTTATTCAAAATTAATTCAAATATTTTGAAAATCACCATAAAACAGACCGACAATGCGATACAAAACAGCCGTCCCTGCATAAGAAACGGCTGTTGGTGCAGGTAACTTGCAAGGGGGATAGGAATGGGGAAAATGGGGGATTTTGTTAGCTATATGTAAGCTACGGAGCATAATTATGAACAATTCAGGATAATATAAGACTATATTTTGTTGATTGCATTCACTAATTCTTTTGGGTTAATGTGGGTGTAAACCTTTTCGGTCAAGTCCATTTTCGACTTGTGGCCGACTATTTTTTTGATGATTGTGTGGTTCACATTTGCCGATACAAGCATTGAAATGCAGGTATGTCGTGTTTCGTGTATGGTGTGGTCTAAACCTAAATCGTTTTGCAGAGGTGTCCAGTAGTTGCGTTTAAAGTTATCGTATTTCAGCGGCTTGCCATTGGTATTATTCAGAACATATCCACATTGAGAATCGCTGATGAATTTCTGCCAAAACGGCAGTACTTTGTCTGCTATAGGCACGGTCCGTACACCTGAATCGGTCTTTGAACTTTCAACAAAGAAAGTCTGTTCGTCAAGGTTTACATTTGAAATTTTCAGATTGAGAAGTTCAGATACACGCACTCCCGAATAAATCAGCATAAGCACTATTTTTACCGAATCAAGATTTGAATATTCCCACAAAAGATTTATTTCGCTTTCCGAAAACTCCCTGCGTGCTCGTTTTGTTTCATCTGACTTTGCATTGATTTTCAATTTTTCTGCAAGATTGTTACGGAGCATATCGTGAAATATGCAGTATTCGTAGATTTTGTTCAACAGAATTTTAATTCGCCTAACCGATTGATAACCGTTGTTGCAGTTGTCGAGAACTCGTTGCATATCAATGATTTTTATATCGGACATCTTGCGATTGTATAACATTGAGCATTGTTTGTATGCCGCATTATACTGTCTTTTGGTGTTCGGATTTGTGTCTTCGGTGATGAACTCCTTGTACCAAAGTTCATAAATTTCTGAAAAAGTGCGTCTTGCCGAATCAACATCAAACGGGTTTTGATTGTAATCAGCAAGAGCGTTCAGAGCTTTCGGCTTGTTGGGAAAGTAGCCTATAACTCTGCGTTCCTGATTGCGTGTTTCTTTGTTGTATCCTATTGTCACGCAGGCAACCCACGGATTGCGCCTGTTTCCGCTCAGCTTATAAACAGAGCCGTAGCCGTTAGAAAGTTTCATTTTATACACTCCTTTTGCTTAAAAAGGGTGCAAAAATCCCTTGTGCTTTAAATTACTTGAAAAACACAAGGGAATGTGATACAATTATTTTGCGTTTAATTGCGTCATCTGCACCCTGTGTAGGTGATTCCGCTCTGTTCGAGTACCAGTCGGGCAGGGCGGTCTTTTTTTATTTTATAGTTTATTCAGAAACCTTTGCCTCACCTTGTTTGAGCTGTTCAGCTATTTTTACAAAATTAAGCATAGGTAATATAATCTGACCTGACGCAAAAGATAAAGATGTCATATTTATTATATGGGAACGAGCTATTGAATACAGAGATGAATTACCGTTAAGGAACAACATCTGTTCAAACATTTCCTTGTCGTCACCGTCGAATTTGAAGATACCTTCAACAACAATTGAAAATTCTATCTTCTTATTTGATTTTTTGCTTTTTGTTATTGAATGGATCCTAAGTTGTAAAACACCGACATAGGCGTCGTCACGCTTTTCAACAGCGTTTCCCACATTGCCTAATTCTAATGATGTTTCGGTATCTTCTTTTGACGGAAGAGTTACAAAGTCATTTTCTATGGTTAATTCAGGAACTCTTGTATTTAATAATTGTAATGTAGCTAATGAATCTCTTATATCCATAATTATTAACCTGCCATTTCTAAAAGAGATAAATATTTAAAGTCATTTAAATCAATCTTTGATAAATTTGAAATATCCGATTTATTCAACTCTAAACTAATATCCTGAACATTGTCCATTATATTGTCTTTAAAAATTTCAAAATTACAATCCAAATCCAGCTTTTCTAATATGTTACAAATGCTTTCAATGGTAAAATTATAATCACCGCTCTCCCATTTTGAAACCATTCCTTGTGTAACGCCCATAAACTTAGCAAATTCTTTCTGTGTCATATCTCTGTTGCATCTTTCAATTGCAATTCTTGATGATATATCAGAAATAATATAAGCGGCTTTAATTTCAGCCTTGGATAAGCTGTCGGCAAAAGTTTGAATAAAGTCTGTCATAGTGTTTGTGTTTTTCATTTTATGCTCTCCTTATATCGTTCTTGTGCTATTGGTATCGCATTTTTGTAATTTGTTTTCTGCTTTCCACCTCGCTCGTAAAAACCATATAACAGTATGGTACCGTTACTGTCTATTGAATATAATATTCTAATGTTTGCCTGCATTTTTATTCTCATAGAATACAAATTACTGCTGCCTTTTAAACTTTCAAAAATATTTGACTTTTTTAACGGTGCCATATCTTTAAATTCATTTAACAAATTAAGATTGGTCATAAACTTTTTAAGAAAAGAAGCTGTGTTACCGCTTTTTTTAATTATATCGTTTATATCAGAAAACAAGTCATCGTGAAATCTGATGTTTTTAAAGCGTTCATTCAGTTCCTTTTTTAGGTTCATCTCATTCATATTTTATGTTCCTTGTGAATATAATATTACTTATAGGTAATAAAATCAAGCTTTTTCAAGAAAATTTTGAAAAAACAATTTATTTTACTGTAAAGCCTTACTGACTTCTTTTACAAGACCGAGGATTTGAACACGGGTGACGTCGTTATTTTTGAACACTCGTGGGGGATAGTAGGGGTTGACTGAATGCAACTCAACGGTGTTATCGTTGTAAAGGACCTTTTTAACAACAGCCTCTTCATCGTCAACGAGGACTGCGGCAATCTGACCGCTGTCAACGGAAGTTTGCTTTTTAATAAGAATTTTACTGCCGTCATCAATCAGAGGGCTCATAGAATCACCGTGAACATTTATCCATATATATTTATCCTGTTCTGAGGGGCAAGTGATGTATGTAGGCATATAGTCAACAGGCACATCCTGAGCTATCACTCCGAACCCTGCCGAAATGCTGTCATATACAGGTCGCATAAATACATTTGTTTGCGGAAGTGGGGTTGCTTGGTCCGGTGTTTTATCGTCCCAACCCATAATATATGCAGGAGTAGTTCCTAAAGCTTTACAAAGCGGTTCTAATACACTTGTTGGTAACTTTTCAATCTCGCTGCTTTCATATCTGTATATTGTAGCTCTGTTCTTTCCTATCAGCTCGGCAAGTTTATCAACAGTTATATTTTTTTCTTCTCGCAATTTTTTAATGCGTTCGCCGATTGTCATAAGTAACACCTTTTTTCAATATATTGTTATTGACATAATGCAAAATAAGTTGTATTATAATGGTAGTAAGGGAACGGCTTTAGCTGTTCCGCTATTCAAAAACTAATTATTTTTTATAACCGTCTTGTATTGCAGTACAGGGCGGTTATTTCTTTATGGTGAACACAATAAAAAATGTGAAAATTACTATCACAGCTATGTATTCCACGCAATCACCCCCTTTCTCAAGGGAGTCGAAACAGCCGCCACCGTTCCTTTACTGTACAGTATTATAACATAACGGTTGCAAAAATGCAACTACTTTTTGAAAAAATAAAAATAATTTTGCAAAAATGCGAAAAATATATTGACAATAACTTACAAGGGTGGTATCATATAGTTGTCGCAGAAATGCAACACAATAAAAACTGGAGGTGATAAAATTGACTAATGTTGATAAGCTGAAAGGGGCTATCAAGGAGAAAAGATTAACCCCTGAAAAGGTTGCTGAAAGTATCGGTATCGACAAAAGTACGATGTATCGTAAACTTTCTAACGGTGGTGAGGATTTTACCATTAAGCAGGCAGACGCTATCACACAAATTCTCGGATTAACAGGTGATGAGGCACAGGCTATTTTTTTTAGTCAGTTTGTCGCATAAATGCAACTATTATATTAAGGGGGGTGAGAAAATGGGATTTTTTAATAATTTATTCAACATAGAAAAAGCACCAACAGTCACCAAGACTGTCAGTGCACCTTATGTTCCACCTTATCCTTTAGAAAAAGATTTTTATACTTTTGATAAGGTAGAGTGGAGCGGAGCGTTACCACCTCATTCAATGACACTTTCTTTTGTACTTCCTTATTCCGATTGGTGCGAATTTGAAAAGTCAGACCTTTATCGAGATTTGGAGAATTATCTTCAGGAATTACAAAAACGAGGTAACCCGAATGAGAATGTAGGCACTCAAGATTGATAGGCAGATGTTCATTGTATGTCGGAACATACTCATCAACACCTTTTGCCTTGTGATGATAAGAATTAACTTCGTGGGTGTTGTAATCTTCGGTGTACTCTATGCCGTTCAGAACTAATTGAATGTCGGTAACAGAAATAGGCAGTTGCGATTTATTGTTAAGTTTATAATGAACGAAAAGTCTTTTCTTTCCCTGCACGCCTAATTTGTATGCGTATTCAAGCATTGTGATTTCCAAATTCACTTTGTGCGAAACAAAATAGTTAATCAGGTTTATTAAAGATATTAAAAAGCCTGCAATGCCTAAAATACCACTAATTATTACCCACATATAATCAACTCCTTTGCTCGATTATAACATTTGCAAAAGATATTTGCAACACAATCAATAATACCACAACCGCAGTCCCATTAAACGGACTTAGCTGAAAAGAGGTGAAGAAGATGAATGAATTAAAAAAAATCCCCACCGCTCAGTTGATAGAAGAGCTGAGCAATAGGGAAGATGTAGATAGTTATACAACTACCGAATCGTACGGCATATTACACAAAGCAAAGAATGTGGATAAAAGATATCCAACGGGAACAATTGTGTTGTTTGTTAATCCACAGGGTAGGTGTTCTGAGTGATGTATTTAATATAATCTCTGTAAAAATCATCAAAAACAACAATTGTATTATCATCGGCATTTTTTTCAAGATAATCAAGCATTACAAATTTGCAAACACTCTCAGGAAAATTATTGTCGGCGATTATGTCATTAGCTGTGTTGTATGTAACATCACTACCGATAACAACTTGTTTGCTTAACCATTTTTTAAAACTCAGCACAATGCACACCTCACTTTCGTTATATAGTGTAATGAATTGCTGTTCATCACTACATATAGTATATCATAGAAAGTTGGTGAAATCAATGCACATCAATGAATTTGCTGAAATATTGCTCAAAAGCAGGAAACAGAAAGGTCTTTCGCAAAGTGAGCTTGCTAAAAAATCAGGCTTTACTAAAAGAGCTATTCAGTATTGGGAAAAAGGCAAAAAGAGCATTTCTCTTGAAAATGCCGACAGGCTCTTAACGGCTTTAGGTGTAGAAATCAAGATAGGTAAAACAGAAAGCAGGTGAGAAAATGGCAAAACTTAAACTTATTGACACAAAGGACAAGTTCCTTCTTGAAATTGACGGAACAGAAATTCCGTATGTTACAAGCTATCAGATAACACGAACGGTCAGCGAGGTTGTACTGCTCAAACTGGCACTCAGCGTTGCTGATGTTGAATCAGTCGAAATCGTTTCAGACAAAATTACCAACGAAAATTAAGGAGGTGTTTATATGGACACAGTTCAGATGAACAAAAAAATCAAAGAAATTATGGATAGCAGTGATGTCTATTTGCTTTCTGAGGACGCCGCAAAGGCTATTGGAGTTGCTCCGCAAAACTTGCGTGAACAGGCAAAGGACGAACCCGAAAAATTGGGATTCAATGTAATTGTAGTCGGCACATCTATCCGTATTCCGAGAATACCGTTTCTCAATTATATTCTCGGTTCAAACCCAATGAAAGGAGTGTAACAAATGCGGTTAAGAAATTACCCGACAAAAAGAAAGCTGCTCAAAGATATTGAAAACCTCAGAGCAGAGAACAGACATCTCAGCATTGAACTGAGAAACGCAAGAACGGACCTTGCACTCGAAAAAACAGCGTCAAGCGGTTATCGTCACGAAAACCGAGAGCTAAAACGCAAGCTCAAAGCCCTTGAAACGCCTGAATCCGAAGCATTCAATTTTGAATGTATGGGTGTTTCAAATGTCAACTAAAAAAGAAAAATCCGCTGAAGCTCTGCAAAGCCTCAACGGATAGCAAGGATATAACAAATATCACAAATTTGATTATATCCTTTCTTACTCAAAAAATCAAGAAGAAAGGTTGAAAAAATGTCAGAAATAACAGTAAGCGAACAGCATAAGCAGGCAATTGAACTGCATCAGAAGATAATTGTCAGCGCTAACCTTGCACAGCAGAACATATGGGATATGTGCAACGGACTTAAAACAATGCGTGACAACAAGCTGTACAAGGAGCTTGGATATCAGAACTTTGAGGACTACTGCGAAACAGAGGTAGGTTTTAACAGAACACAGGCACATAAGTATATTTCTATTATAGAAAATACCTCTGAAAATGTTTACTCGAGTAAACATTTGGGAGTAAGTAAACTGTATCTTTTATCTACCATAAGCGAACCCGAACAGGCTGAAATCGCTGAAAAGCTTGACCTTGAAAACACAACGGTCAAGCAGTTAAAAGCCGAAATTGACAGGCTGAAGGACGAAAAACAGGAGGCAACCGACAAGAGCATTGACTATTGCCGACAGCTCAATAACGCTAAGAAAGACGCCGACTATTACAAACAGCAGGCGGACACTTCAAAAGAAAGCTATCGCAATATTGAAAATCAGCTTGCAGAGGAAAAGAACAAAAATTTTAAGCTGACAAATAAAGTTCAGGAGCTTGAAAACCGTCCTATCGAAGTTGCCGTTGCAGAGCCGAGCGACAATGAACGCAGACTCAATGAAACGATTAAGGCTTTGGAAAGGGAGAACATTAAGCATTATGACGAACTCGAAGAAGAGTATCGCAATAACGAAAAAATCGTCAGAAAACAGCTTGAGGACGAAAAACAGGAGGCTCTTCGCAAACAGAAAGAGGAGTATGAAGAAAGGCTGAAAAATGTTCAGACTGCCGACGGTTCATCAGATGACAAGGATGTCTTTAAGGCATATTTTTCAATTGCATATGACAGCTTTGTCCGTATGCTCGATTTCGCCAAGCAGTCACAGGACAAGGAATTTTTCAAAGGCAAGGTTGAACATTTAATAGAGGCACTTGCCACACAAAACATAAATCTTTAAGGGGAAACAACAATGAAACTTTATGAGCTTACCGAGATGTACTCGGATTTATTTAATCAGTTTGACGCTATCAACGAATGGGAGCCCGATACGAATGCAGACGGAATGCCGATTGATGATGACGGCAACATTATTGCCAATGTGGACGCATACCGCAACAAGATGTTGACAGCGTGGTTTGATACTCTCACGGGCATTGAGGGCGAATTTGACGAGAAAGCTGAGAGCATTGCAATCTACTACAAACAGCTTCTTGCCGAGGCTAAAATGCTTAAAGCCGAAAAGGCGGCAATTGCAAAAAGACAGTCACAAAAAGAAAAACAGGCGGAGAGTCTTAAAACCTATCTGTTTAAGTCAATGCAGGCACTCGGCAGACAGAAGATTGATATGCCGAGAGCGGTTATGTCGCTTAAAAAGAACGCTCCGAGCCTTGTTGTTGATGATGAAATTTCATTTGTTGAGTGGGCGGAGGAACACAATCTTGACCACCTCTTAAAGTACAGTATGCCCGAAGTGAAAAAGAATGATGTCAAGGCTCTCTGCAAAAAGGGCGAAGAAATCCCCTTTGTACATATGGAAGCCAAGCAGTCGTTAAGTATTAAGTGAGGTGTTATTTATGGGATTACCTATATTGGTTTTAGGATATTCAGGCAGCGGAAAATCTGCCTCTTTAAGAAATTTCAAAGCAAATGAACTTGCTCTTGTAAATGTAAACGGAAAATCACTTCCGTTCAGGACCAAATTCACTTCTTCAATCAATTCCGACAACTACATTGATATTGAGGACTTTATCAAAAAGCAGAAATGCAAGTCGATTGCAGTTGATGACGCACAGTATCTCATGGCTAACGAGTATATGAGAAGAGCCAAGGAAACAGGCTTTCAGAAGTTTACCGATATCGGTAAAAATTTTTGGGAGCTTGTGAAAGAGGTTGAAACTCTCCCGAATGACACGATTGTTTATTTTCTCAGCCATATTGAAACCGACGAAAACGGCAGACAGAAAGCTAAAACAATCGGCAAGTTGCTTGACGAAAAAATCTCGGTCGAGGGAATGTTTACCACGGTTTTAAAAACTGTTGTCGTTGACGGCAAGTATCTTTTTGCAACACAAACGGACGGTAACGATACCTGTAAAAGTCCGATAGGTTTGTTTGATTCAATGTACATATCAAATGACCTTAAAATTGTTGATGAAGCATTGAGAACATACTATTCAATGCAACCCGAACAGTATTGTGATGAGTGCAAAGCACCAATACTTTCGGACGGTAAACGCACCGTTAAACAGATCATTGACGGCACAACAAAAAATTACGGCAGACAGCTCTGTATGCAGTGTGTTGCAAAGCTGATAAAGCAGAAGAAACAGGAAAAGCAGAGAGAGGGTGCAGACAATGCAACTCCGACCGTATCAGAATGACCTTGTTGAACAGGTAAGACAGGCTTGGCGAGAGGGTTACAAAGCCCCTTGCATTGTCCTTGGGTGCGGTGGCGGAAAGTCCTGCATTGTCGCAGAAATTGCAAGACGAACAACTTGGAACGGAAAACGGGTGCTGTTCCTTGTTCACAGGAGAGAGCTTGTTGACCAAATATTCAGAACCTTTGTCCGCTGGGGTGTGCTTATGGATTTGTGCCAAATCGGTATGGTGCAGACCTTTACACGAAGATTGAAGAAACTGCCAAAACCCGCACTTATCATCACAGACGAAAATCATCACAGCCTTGCACAAAGCTACAAACGCATTTACGAACATTTTTCGGATGTTCCGAGGGTTGGCGTCACCGCAACACCTGTCCGATTAAACGGTGACGGTTTGGGCGATGTCAACGATAAATTAATAATCGGGGTGAGTACAAAATGGCTCATTGAGCATAACTGCCTTGCCCCGTATGACTACTACGCTCCGAGTGTTGCCGACCTTACAGGACTGCACACCAAAATGGGCGAATATGTCGCCTCCGAGATAGAAAAAGCAATGACTAAAAATACAGTTTTCGGAGATGTAATCAAGTATTACAGACAGCTTGCAGACGGCAAAAAAGCGGTGTGCTATTGTTCAACTGTCAAACACAGTATGGCAACCGCACAGGCATTTTGCGAAGCGGGTATATCCGCAAGGCATATTGACGGAGCAACTCCAAAGGCACAGAGAGAACAGATTATAGCCGATTTCAGAAACGGCAAAATTACAATCCTCTGCAATGTGGATTTGATTTCAGAAGGCTTTGATGTGCCCGACTGCGAATGTACAATTCTGCTCCGACCTACTCACAGCCTTACGCTTTACATTCAGCAGTCAATGCGATGTATGCGCTATAAGCAAAACAAAAGGGCGGTAATCATTGACCATGTGGGCAACTATGCAAGGCACGGAATGCCTGATGACGACCGAGAATGGACGCTTGAAAAACGCAAAAAGCTGAGTGTTAAAAAAATCGAAAAGGAGCAGGAGGAAAAGGTCAGACAATGTCCCGAATGTTTCTTTACATTTTCAGCACCGCCGGCAGGGCAGAAAGCCGTGTGTCCGCATTGCGGTTATGTTTTCCCGACAGCCGAAAGGACCGTTGAAACCGATACCACCGCAAAGCTCATTAAGGTTGAGGGATTCAAGCTTGATTTCAGCACACCCGATGATTGCCACAGCTATGCGGACTTGCTTGCATACGCAAAAAGCCACGGCTACAAAACAGGCTGGGCATATTTTCAGGCACGAAAGAGAGGTATGATAGCTTGACAGAAGAACACGCAATTCAGAACAAAATCCGTATTGCAATTGCACCGTACTGCGATATTTTCCGTATAAATGTAGGTGCAGGCTTTACAAAGGACGGCAGATATTTCAATACGGGAGTTCCGCCCGGATTTTCAGATTTGTTCGGTGTCAGAAAATCAGACGGAAGAGCGGTTTTTATCGAGGTTAAAACTCCCAAGGGCAGACCTACCGAAAAACAACAGAAATTTATACAGATGATGAAACTCAACGGCGCTGTTGCAGGAGTGTGCAGAAGTGCCGATGAGGCAATTAAATTAATTTTGGAGGAATAATCATGGGTTTTAAATCAAACTGGAACGAAGCAACACAGGGTAGTTCAATCAAGCCTGAGGGTGATTATGAGTGCCTTATCGCTAAGGTTGAGGAGAGAGTAACAAAGAATGGCAAAGAAAATCTGAACATCTCAATGGTAATCAGAAATGATGTTGAGCAGAACTATAAAAACGGATATATATTTGATACATTGTGGAAGAAGAAAGAGCCTACAAACGCAGACTTGCAGGTCAAGGGATACAGCTATGGTCAGATTATGGCACTCGGCAAGGCGGCAGGACTTCCCGATGGCAAGGAGTACGACAGCCTTGAGCAGTTCTGCGGTGAGCTTGTCAATAAGCCGTTGCGTGTAACTATAAAGCACGAAGAATACAACGGAAAAACACAGGAGCGAGTAAGCTGGAGAAATCCTACAAAATATCCGACTGTAAAGCATATTCCAAAGCAGACGACAACCAATACAGCTACAGCCTATGCACAGCCACAGCAGAGTTATGCACCTGCACAGACAGCAAATCAGGGCTTTGTTGATATGCCGATTGACGATGATTTGCCGTTCTGATTTTAAAAAAATTCTTCGGGAATTGCATAAAACAGTGCAATTTTCACCGTGTTTTTCCTTATATATGGAGGTGAAAAAATGGGCTTTACAAATTTAAACCCAAATAAAAATAAATATTTTGCAGTTCCCGAGGAATTGAAAGGCTACAAAAACTGGGTGTGCTGGCAGTCATATCCCGATCCGAAATCGCACAGCGGAATTTCAAAGAAGCCCGTCAATCCAAAGACGGGCGGACTTGCTCAGTCAAACAATCCCGACACTTGGTCAGACTTTGAAACAGCAGTCAGAGAATCCGCCAAATATTCGGGCATAGGCTTTATGTTCTCAAATTCACCGTTTTTCGGTGTTGACCTTGACGATATGCCGAATGACATTCAGGACTACCAAAACGGCGGAGCTGACAACATAATCAGCGAGTTTGTGAACACTTTGCAGAGCTACACCGAATTTTCGCAGAGTAAGACAGGTGTTCACATAATCTGCAAGGGAACTCTTCCCGAGGGCAGAAGAAAGGCGAAGAATGATTCGGGCGGTTTTGAAATGTACGAAAACGGCAGGTTCTTCGTAGTGACAGGCGATTACTGCTCTGCATATGCGTACATAAACGATTGCACCGAAAGCATAAAGCCGCTGCATTCAAAATATCTTGGCAAGGCAACAGAGCCACAGCCTAAGCTCCGTAGCGTTGAGGTCAATCCGAACACCGTTGACGATATTGTCAGGGCCGCCTGCAATGCCAAGAACGGAAGTCTTTTCAAGGCTCTGTACAGCGGTGATTTTTCGGCTTACTCGTCACAGAGTGAGGCGGATATGGCTTTTTGCAATATGCTTGCGTTCTGGTGCGGTTGCGATACCGACAAAATGGATTCGATTTTCAGACAATCAGGCTTAATGCGTGACAAGTGGGACAGAAAACAGTCGGGTACAACCTACGGCATTATAACCTTGCAAAAGGCTGTGTCGGGCTGTACGCAGACCTATAACCCAAAACAGCATAACGATTATTCAATTTCAATCGGTGAGGGCAAGGCTGTTCAAGCGGTTGACGAAGAAAAAATGCGTGCCTACACCTTTGACGATATGGGTAATGCCGACAGGTTTGTTGATTTATTCGGAGATAATGTAAGGTATTGTTACACCGAGAAAAAGTGGTATTACTACAATTCAATGAAGTGGTGTGTTGACAATATCGGGGTGGTTTTGCGAATGGCGGACAAAAGCGTTGAGGCTATGAAAGCCGAAGCAAGACTGTACTTGCAAGCTGATGAAGAGAACGGCGGAGATATGTCAAAAGCATTTGAAAAGCATATGAAAGCAAGCCGTTCCAACAAATCAAAAAAAGCAATGCTCAACGAGGTTGAACACCATATCCCCGTACTTCCGGCACAAATGGATAAATACCGTATGGCATTAAACACCCCAAGCGGAATAATCAACCTTAAAAACGGCGAAGTGAGGGCGCATAATCCCGAATATTATTTTACAAAGATTACTTCGGTTGACTGTTCTCAAACGGCAGAGTGTCCCCGTTGGCTTGCATTCCTTGACGATATTTTTGCAGGCGATAAGGAGCTTATTCGCTACATTCAAAAGGCGGTCGGTTACAGTCTGACAGGCTCAACAGCCGAGCAATGCGCATTCTTCCTTTACGGCACGGGACGAAACGGCAAGAGTACATTCATTGATGTTATCCGTGATGTATTCGGCGATTATGCCGCAAATATTCAGCCTGAAACAATTATGGTAAGAAACTCTCAGAGCAGTGCCATAAACAGCGACATTGCACGGTTAAAGGGTGCAAGGCTTGTCACCTCGGTTGAGCCGAACGAGGGCGTGCGAATTAATGAGGGACTTCTCAAACAGCTTACGGGTGACGATACCGTAACGGCAAGAAAGCTGTACAGCGAGGAATTTGAGTTCAAGCCCGAGTTCAAGCTGTGGATGGCGACAAACCATAAACCGATTATCAGAGGCACTGACACGGGCATATGGCGAAGAATACATATGATACCGTTCAATGTTCAGATTCCCGAGGATAAGGTTGATAAGAACCTTACGCATAAGCTCAAAGCCGAAATGACCGCAATTTTCAAATGGTGTATCGACGGCTGTATTCTGTGGCAGAGAGAGGGCTTAAAAATGCCGTCTGCCGTTCTTCAGAGCGTGAGAGAGTACAAGCGTGAAATGGATGTCATTTCCGCCTTTATCGAGGACAGATGTGTGTTAGAGGGTTCGGTTCAGGCAAGCACGCTCTATGCCGCCTATACAAGCTGGGCAGGGGATAACAACGAATATTGTATGTCAAATACCAAATTCAGCACCGAGCTTGCCAAACGATTTGAAAAAGTAAAGGGAAGAAATTTCAATTATTTCAATGGAATTTCAATTTATAAAGATTGTTAGTGTGGTAGCTTGAGGAGGGTTTACGGGTTTTTCTAACCTTTCGTATAAGAAAAAATAAACTAATACATATATAGAAAGGGTTCTTTAAAATCGCACCAAACCCACCACAAGCCTCCGCAGGAGGTAATATGAAAAAATATGATTTTAACAATCCACAGGTGTTTGAACAGCTTGAAGATAAAGCAATTGACGGTCAGCTTGATTACTCAGCCTTTCCTCCGCCCGAATACAAATACTTTTCAAGGCTTGCAAAGGTCGGCTACAACAACCGTCATAAAGGCTGGGACATAAACATCTGCCTTGAATGGCAGGACAAGCTCAGAACGGAGTATAAGCGTGACAGAAACGACGCAGACGAATACCGTATGCTCTCACAAAGAATTATGGATAATGTAAAGAAAAGCGCCGACTTCGTCCGTAAGATGTATCAGTCCCAAACCAACGAGCAAACCGTAATCAATGCCCTCCAAGCCTTAGAATGCCTAACCAACGAAAACGGCTTAACCAAAAGAATAACCGAAAAATTAAAGGAGAGTGAAAACAATTGACCGCTAAGGAATACCTTTATCGAATTAAAAACTTAGATACCGAAGTGAATATAAAACTTGAGGAATTAAAATGTCTTAAGCAAAAATCTTTAGGTGTACAACCTATATCTTTTGAACAAAAGGTTAAGAGTAGCAACGGTAACTCAAGCAACAGAGTGATTGATAAAATAATAGACCTTGAAAGTCTTATAAATTCGGAGATTAACGAACTTATCAATATTAAAGCAGAAGCTCACGATCTGATAACTCAGCTTGAAAATCCTAAACACCGCAGTTTGCTTACTGAATATTATCTTAATAATAAAACGCTTGAGCAAACTGCAGAAACAATGAAATATAGCTATGACTATATCAGGCATTTGCATAGCGGGGCTTTGGCAAATTTCAGAAAAATATATAATTTATTTTATAAATAACATAGAATAACACATAGTAAGTATGTTATCATTAAAATGAAGAAAGCAACAACAAGAGACATATAAAACTCTCCTAATAATAACGATTACATAGGCTGTTTTCGTATGGATACAGTCTTGTAATCGTTATTGTGCATAAAAAATGTCACTATATTTGAGCAATGTTACAAATTGTACAAATAATATTGAAAACAGTTGTATTATTATGTATAATATGTAACTGAGGTGATATTATATGTCGAAAAAAGTAGAATTTTTTGTGTTGACTTTTGCTCCAAAAGATAAAAATGATAAAAATATTTATAGTGGAAATTTCAAAAACTTTTTCGAAAAAATAGAAGAAATTTTTGCTATGGCAGATAAGTCAAAAATATTGTACCGAGATATTGGTGGTAAAAAGATTACAATTTCACGATTTTTGAGAAACGACAGCAATTATTTTCTTATACCATTTGGTAAACTAAAAGAGGGTAAAACCTATACACAAAAAGATGATATATTCACGGAATTAAACACGGAACTGTTTGAAGTGTCTTCTATGGTCTTCAACATAACGAATAATGTTGCCATAATAACTAAGAATAAAATGGGACCTAACTTTACATTGATTGAAGAATATCTAAACAGTTTTATACCTGCTGATTTCGATTATGAAATCAAAATTATACCTTTATTTGAAGATAATGGTTTAAGTAAATTAAAGAATGCAAAGTACGTAAAAAGTATTATCATAGAATTACGCATTAGCGATGCAGTTAAGTCTCTGTATGCAAATAGATTCAGATCACAAAAAGGACATATAAATTCTTTTATAGCATATTCTGCTAATGATATTAAATCGGAAAGCATTAAACTAGAACTTGGATTTAATTATGCAAAAAAGAAGGATTCTCTTGATATTGATTGTGTTTATCAATTGATTGAAGATTTGAAGTTAAATCCAGATATAATCAAACAAATCAGATTAAAATATGTAACGCCTCAAGGTGATAATGACTTTGCTGAACTTAAAGATAGTAATATTATAGTTAGCCACACTTTTGGTATTCGAGACAATTTTTTGCCTTCTGAATATCTTTTAAATAGCTGTAATGAAGCTTTTGAAGGTAAGGTTAATAAGTATAGAAAACAGAGAATTTCCATACAAGCTGCTGAAATATCAATGCCCACTGAATTAAGAGAGCTGCGTTTGGATTGGAATCCGGAGGAATATTATGACAATTAGTGGTAGTATGAAATCGTAGGAGGTGAAATATATGAATAAGATTAAATCATCATTAAGCGATTTTAAAATAGAATTCTTTATATTATTGATATCCATTGCTTTCTTTATTGTGGGGGTAATAATTTATAATAATAGTTTTGTTGATATAAAAATTACTCTTGATAATTTAGCAGTTAAAATCTTTCCTAATGACAGGTTAAATATGATAGCGACTATACTTACTATTACCACTGGTTTTTATTTAACAATCGCAACGGTAGTGTCTGTATCGGTTATAAATGTCAGTAGGGCAATACTTGAATCGCAGTCAGATAAGCCTATTATAACGCTAATAATGTTAGGTATTATAGAAAACATTGTTTGCATTATTCTTTGTACCTGGCTAATTGGTGACGATGAAATTAAAAATATATTTGTTTCTTTTTGGCTTTCTATTGTAATATTGATGTCTTTGGTTACATTTGCAAAATTCATTAACTTTGTTCGTCATTTGTTAATCGAAAATATGAAACAAATGCAGAAGGATTTTCAAGTTGAAGATGAAAAAGAAAATGAATTGTTTTCACTTTTAGAAAACATAGAAAAAAATACTAGAGTTAAATAAAATTGTTATTTACAGACCGCTCTCGTTTGAGGGCGGTTTTGCTTTTGCGGGGTGGAATTAATGTATAAAGATAAATGCGGTACAAGTTACGAAAACAGTACAAGGACGATTTTTGAAGGTGCAGGAGAATATGACATCCCGATTATTGAGCCTACAAAAATTACAGAAAACAACTTTATCGGATTTAATGAAGTTTTGAGCAGTAAGCAGAACAACTGCGGTGTGCATTTCTTTTTGGACGATTACCAGTTTCAGAGGTTGTGGAATACACCCGACAGGTACATTGAAAAGCTACAAAATTTTAATTGTGTGTTGTCGCCTGATTTCAGTCTTTACGCTGATTATCCAAAAGCGTTACAGATTTATAACCACTATCGCAAGCATTGGATAGGTGCATATTTACAACTCTACGGCATTGAGGTAATACCTACAATTTGTTGGAGTGATGAAAAGAGTTTTGAATGGTGTTTTGACGGCGAACCTATTGGCGGTACTGTTGCCGTGTCAAGTGTCGGCACACAGAAAAACAAGATTGCCAAAGAAATGTTTTTGAAAGGTTACAAAGAAATGATTGAACGCTTACAGCCTGAAACAATTATCTTCTACGGCAGAGTCCCCGAAGAATGTATGGGAAACATCATCAACATCAAATCGTTTCAGGAAAAATTCAGGAGGTCAAAATAATGGGCGGAAGAGGCTCTTCAAGCGGTATAAGTGATAAGGGAAAGAAGTACGGTACAGAATATCACACAGTTGCTCAATTTGGTGAAATAAAAGTAATTCGTATGAATGGTAATACTTCGATAAAAGCTCCTATGGAAACTATGACAAAAAATAGAGTGTATGCTACTCTTGACAAACAGAGCAACATCAAAAGTGTTACTTTTTATGACAACTACGGCGAAAGAATAAAACAAATTGACGTTAAAGGTAGACCTCATAATGGAATGATGCCACATACCCATTTGGGTTATGAACATAATGAAATTGGAGATCGTCAATTGACTGATAAAGAACTGAAATATGTAAGTGTATTATTGAATAAATGGGAAAGAAAAAGAAAACACTTGAATATTTAGAAATTTATTGATATAATATTATAAACGCAGGGGATAGTTTAAATAGGAAAACAGTTTTTACAGATTCCGGTGCAACTCCGGAAACCTGTGTTTAAAGACAGTACAGAAATGTGCTGTCTTTTCTTTTGCTTATTTTTAGAAAGGGCGGTGATACCGTGAAAGACAAATTAAATGCAAGACAGAGGAAGTTTGCGGAATATTATGCGCAGAGCGGTAACACCGTTCAGAGTGCGATACAGGCAGGATATTCCGAGAATTACGCAAACGCAAGAGCGTATGAATTGTTGGAGAATGTTGGAGTTTCAAAATACATCAAAGAGCTTTCCGATAAGCTCAAGGACGAGCGCATTATGAGTGCAAAGGACAGACAGGTTGTTTTGTCCGACATTGCAAGGAATGACGGGCAGGACACCTCCGACAGAATCAGGGCGATTGACACGCTCAACAAGATGACGGGCGAATACACCGTTAAGGTTGACGCAAAGGTTGAGCAGTCCGAAAAGCTATCCGATGTGTTCAGACAGTTGGGCGGTGAGGGGCTGAGTGAGTAACAAATTTCCGCTGTCACAAAAGTATATCGACTTTATCAACACAACGAATGTGTCAGCTGAATTTCTTGAAGGCACTACAGCCTCAGGAAAAACAACAGTCGGAGCAGGCGTTAAGTTTATGCGAATGGTGTCGCAGTCGCCGAAGAAGCTTCACGCAATTGCCGCCAAAACTACGGGCAAGGCTGAGGAAACTATAATTCAGCAGGATAACGGTATTCTCGACTTGCACCGCAACGCTGTCTATTGCGGCAACGGCGACAAGGACTACAAGCTGCCGCATATCAAGTTTGAGGACAAAATTATCTATATTCTCGGTTACAGCAGTCGGGATAAGTGGGAAATGGTTCTCGGTGCGCAGTTTGGGTGCGTTTATATTGACGAAATCAACACTGCCGATATCGAGTTTATCCGAGAGATGTCAACCCGTAATGACTATATGCTTGCAACGCTGAATCCCGATGATCCGAGCCTGCCTGTGTATAAGGAGTTTGTCAACCGCTCCCGTCCTTTTAAAAAATATGAAAACGATGTTCCTCCCGAGATTACGGCGGAGCTTACCGAAGAACCTGTACCGAATTGGCGGTATTGGTTCTTTTCTTTTGCCGATAATTTAAGTCTTACACCCGAACAGATTGAAAAGAAAAAGAACTCTGCACCGAAAGGTACAAAGCTCTATAAAAATAAAATCTTAGGTTTGCGAGGCAGAGCAACAGGTCTTGTGTTCCCGAATTTTGAGAGGGCAAGACATATCAAATCAAAAGAGTGGGCAGGAAAGTTTTTGAACTGTAACCGCAAGTCGGAACACTTTGTTCAGTTCACCGCAGGTCTTGATACCGCCTATTCGCAGAAGTCGCCTGACACTATCACAATGACATTTTACGGCATTACCAATCACGGCAAGTGTGTTCAGCTTGATGAAAGAGTTTATAACAACGCTGAAATGCAAACACCTATTGCCCCGAGTGACACGGTGAAGAATTTTATTGATTTTCTTGACCGCAACCGTGATGAATGGGGCTTTGCACGCACGGCTTTTATTGACAGCGCCGACCAAGCGACTATTACCGAATTTCAAAAGTATAAGCGACAGCACGGCTGTGTCTATGACTTTGCAAATGCATGGAAGAAAACGAAGATTATCGACCGAATCAATCTTGTACTCGGCTGGCTTGCCACCGACTGTTATTTTGTGCTTGAACATTGTAAAAACACGATTGCCGAGTTTGAAATTTACAGCTGGCGAGAGGATAAAGACAACACACCTGAGGACGGTCACGACCATTGCATTAACAGCGGTCAATATGCGTGGCTGCCGTTTAAAAATATTATTGGAAGTGAAATAAATGGGGCTGATTAACAGAATGGCTGAATCTATCAGATCGGGAATTAAAAACTTTTTGCAGATTACTCCTGCAAGCGACAAAACAATTACCGTCACCGAAACAAGCAATCATCTGACCGAGTGCTTTATCAATCGCATTTGGTATTGGGGCAACAGCAGACAGCTTGCGGAGCTGTACAGGCAGATTGATACAAACAAAACTATGTTTTGGGCGGCAAAAAGCACAAAGGGGCTTGAAATCCGTAAAATACACACGGGCTTGCCGGCACTCATCTGCGAAACGCTTGTGAATATCGTAATTGCCGACTACAACGGCACAGATGTTACAAGTAAAAATTCAACCGCTTATGCAGAGCGTTGGGAAGACATTGAAAAGCAGAACAAGTTATCCAACACGGTTAAGCAAATGCTCCGTGACCTATGTGTTGTCGGTGACGGTGCTTTTAAGGTCAGCTTTGACACGGCTGTATCAGATGTTCCGATTGTTGAATGGTATCCTGCCGAAAACATCGACTTTACATATGTGCGTGGCAGAATCCGAGAGGTTAAGTTTTACACCGATTACACGCAAAAACACCGCCGTTACCGTTTTGAAGAAACATACGGTTACGGCTATATTCACTATGCTTTGTATGATGACAACGGCAAAGAGATTGACCTGCACACGGTTGACGCTCTTTCGTGGATTGATTCAAAGGGCGTTACATTTGGCGAATCATATATGTGGGCTGTACCTGTCCTTTACGGCAAATCGTGCCACAAGGGCAGAGGTGCGGGCATTATCGGCATAAAAACAGACGCTTTCGACAGCCTTGATGAAGTGTGGTCACAGTGGATGGACGCACTCAGAGCCTGCCGAACAAAGCAGTATGTGCCTGGTTGCCTTGTTCCGAGAAATCCCGAAACCTGTCAGCCGATATCGCCAAATCCGTTTGACAACCGATTTATCACCGTGGGCAACGATATGTCTGAAAACGGCAACGGCAACAGGATTTACACCGAAAGTCCGCAGATTCAGCACGAAAGCTATTTGAGTTCATACATTACTGCCCTCGACCTCTGCTTACAGGGCATTATATCGCCGTCAACTCTCGGCATTGATACGAAGAAGCTTGATAATGCAGACGCTCAGCGTGAAAAGGAAAAGACAACCCTTTACACAAGGCAGAACCTTGTGAAAATTACGCAGAACGCACTTCAAAGCCTTGTTGCAGTTGTACTCAATGCAGACGGTGAACTTAACGGCAAGGGTATTGTTGAGGGCTTGGAAGTATCCGTAAACTTCGGCGAATATGCAAATCCGAGCTTTGAAAGTCAGGTTGAAACCGTGTCAAAAGCAAGACAGGGCGGTTTGATGTCAGTTGAAACCTCGGTTGACGAGCTTTACGGCGACAGCAAGTCGGAGGATTGGAAAGCCGAAGAGGTGCAGAGAATTAAGGAAGAACAGGGCATTGCAGGCGAAGAAGAAACTTCTCCATTTGATGATGTTGACCTTACCGACACGGGCAATGAACCCGATAAACCCGAAGATATCGCAAATCAGGACGATGACAGCAAATGAGTAAGCAATGAGTGATTACAACATTAAAGAGGCTTTTGAGAGAATTGAAAACGAGCTTATCGACAGCATGATGCGCAATTTCAGCCGTCACAGAGCCGAAGAAACCAAAGAGGGTTACAACTGGACACAATGGCAGGCTGAACAGCTCAAAAGTCTTGAAGAGTACCGTAAGCACAACGCAAAGAAATTCGGTAAGCGTTTCAAAACCATTAACAGCAAGGTCGAAGAGATGATTCGCACCGCCAAAGCTGACGGAAATGCAAGTCAGGAGGCAGAAATTCTTGAAGCTGTCAAGGACGGTTTCAAAGCCCCGAAAAAGCCGTCAGCACACAGCACAGCCGAGTTTTTTAAGGTGAATGACCGTAAACTTGACGCACTCATTAAATCGACCACAGACGATTTAATGAGGGCAGAAACGGCAGTTTTGCGTATGAGCAACGACAAGTACCGCAAGGCGATTTTTAACGCACAGGTTGCAATGAACACGGGTGCGGTTACATACGAAAAAGCCGTTGATATAGCTTGCAAAGATATGCTCAACGCAGGTCTTAATTGTGTGGAATACAAGAACGGTGCAAGGCACACGCTCTCGGATTATGCGGACATGGCGGTTAAAACAGCCAACAAAAGAGCCTATCTGCGTGGTGAGGGCGAAAAGCGAGCCGAATGGGGAGTATCCCTCGTTGTTGTGAACTCAAGACAGGGCGGTTGCCCCGATTGTGCAAAATATATCGGCAAGGTGTTTATTGACGATGTTTATTCAAACGGCAAAAAGTCAGACGGAAACTATCCGCTTCTCTCAACCGCAATCAAGAACGGTTTGTTTCATCCGAGATGTAAGGACAGCACAAGTACATATTATCCCGAACTTGATGATTTGGACGCACCGTTGTCTGAAGATGAAATCAAAGAGCTTGACCGTCAGCGAGGAATTGAGGAAAAACAGCAGTATGCACAGCGACAGGCAGAACGCTTTGACCGCCGTGCCGAATACAGTCTTGATAAGGACAATAAACGCATTGCCCAAACCCGAGCCGATGAGTGGCACGATAGGGCGAATATACTTGAAGAAAAGGCGAAACAATTTTCTTTGAAGACTGATGAACAAAAATATTACAGACCTGTTTTTAAGGAAGATATATCAAAAACTTTTGAACGCAAAATTGAGGGCGAAACAATTACAATTGATACCCGCAAGGCAAATACATTGTGTGACAATGTTTATATTTCAGATAAGGTAAAGCTAAAACGAAAAGAACTTCATGATTTTGATATGCAAGTGAGAAAAGCGTTTGATATGCTCGGAGAGGTTGAAACAAGCGGAAAGCCTGAAATTTGTATTGTCACTCCCGAAGAAATGCGAGTAAATGCTATTGTTTCATATATGCCAATGCAAAATGTTCTAAATGTCAATTCAGCATACTTTTCAACAAGTGATTTGTCAGGCTTACAAGAAAACTTGGCTTGTCCGCAAGACAGATTGAGTACAATTCTTCACGAACTGATTCATTGGCAAGACGCTAAAAATTACAGAGCAAAATTCGGAAGTATTAACGATTATTTTGAATATTGCGATTACCTTAATAAAATTTATGCTCCAAAGGTTGAAAAATTGATAAATAACGGTTATAATATAGAGGATATAAGTGAGTATGCTTTTGAATGCTTAAAAGATAAAGCTATGGATGAAGTGTATAATGAGTACAGAGTCAGCAAACTTTTAGGGTGATGATGGTATGAGATTGATACAAACTGAAGAACAAAAATCTCTATGGAATGCGTTTAAGCCGTACCTTGTAACAAATGGTTTAAATGTCACTTTGCGTGAAGATGCTCCGCAAGAAGCTAAAGATGCTGAAGCACTTTACAGTAAGCTTAGAGAGAAACAAAAAATGCAATATCTAAAAGATAGTGGCATAATCTAACCGCTCCGTAAAAAGGGCGGTTTTGTTATATGCAATTCACAAAAACAGCATAAAATTACGAATTGAGCATTTTATAATCGACAGCAATGTTGATTATAGAGTGCTTTTTGCATTTAAACCGGTCGAAATCGACCAGTTTAAAATATTGAAAAGGTGGTGACAGAATGAAAATCAGAGTAACAACAGCATTTAATGACAGGCAGAACGGCTATGTAACCCGACCTGTGAATGAAGTTTTTGAATGCTCCGGGCAGAGAGCAAAGGAACTCATTGACGGCGGTTTTGCAGAAGAGGTCAAGTCTGACGCTCCCAAAAAGCCGAGAGCCAAAGCAGTTAAAACAGAAAAAACAGAAAAAGCAGATTAAGCACTTTACGAATATGTAAGGTGCTTTTTTATTGTCCGAAGACATTAAACTACGGGAGACACCGTGCAAAACTGAAACAGAGAGACACTCTATGAACTGATTACGGGAGACACCCGAAAAACTGAAAGGATATGAAAAAAATGGCAGAACCAAATCCAACACCAACCCCCAATGAACCGACACCTGCACCGCAGGGAACACCACAGGGAAACGCTCCTGCCTTTGATTACGACAAGCTCGCAAGCCTTATTACAGGCAAACAAAGCGTGACAGAGGACACCGTTTTGAAGTCATATTTTAAGGAGCAGGGATTGTCAGCCGATGAGATGAAAGAGGCTATCGGTGCTTTTAAAAAGCAGAAAGCCAAGAACACTCCCGACTTTGCAAAAATGCAGTCGGAAGTTGAATCTGCAAACAACGCAAAGCTCACGGCAGAAGTCAATCAGTTGGCAACCCTCGAAGCCGTAAAACAGGGCGTTGACATTGCAACCGTTCCGTATGTGCTTAAAATTGCAGACTTTTCAAAGGCTGTGACAGACGGCAAGGTCAATGCGGAAAAGCTGACAGAGACTGTTAAAAAGGTGCTTGACGATATCCCCGCACTCAAGGGCAAACCTGCCGAGAACGGCACAGGAGTTAAGAAAATCGGCGGTGACGGCAACGGTACATCGGACGGTACAAAACCAAAGGCAAATGTTCCTACCAAAAAATGGAACAGATTTAATATTTAACCAAAGAAAGGATTGAAAAATCATGGCAAACACAAATAACTATGCCGAGCAGTTCAGCCCTGACCTGCTTGAAATTCTCGTTCAGGGCACACTCACATCACCATTCATCACTTCAAATGTAAAGTGGGTTGGCGCAAGAACTTTCCACTTCACACAGATGAGTACATCAGGCTTTAAGAACCACAATCGCAACGGCGGTTGGAACAAGGGCAAGTATGTTCAGACCGATGTTCCGTTCACCTGCGAACACGACCGTGATATTGAGTTCCTCGTTGACAAGGCAGATGTCGATGAAACAAATTCGACTGCAAGCGTTGAGAACATCTCAAAGACATTTGAACAGACACAGGTTGCTCCCGAAACAGACGCACTTTTCTTCTCAAAGGTTGCAACAAAGGCTCAGGCAACAGACGGCTATCATTCTTCAACAAAGACATCGGAGTGGACTAAGGAGAACGCTTATTCAAAGCTCAAAACAATTCTTTCTGCCGGCAAGCTCCGCAGATACAAGGCAAGAGGCACACTTGTTGCCTATGTGACATCTCACATTATGGACTGCCTTGAACAGTCAACAGAGTTCACTCGTAAGATTGAGCTTACACAGATTGCAGAGGGCGGTATCGGCATTGAAACAAGAGTGACCGAGATTGACGGTTGCCCTATCATCGAGGTTATTGACGATGAGCGTTTCTACGATAACTTCAACTTCAACCCCGATGACGGCGGTTTTGAGCCTGCAACAGGCGCTCACAAAATCAATGTTCTTGTTGCTTGCGGTGAAACCTGCAAGACTGTTCCGAAGATTTCAAGCATTTACTTCTTTGCTCCCGGCTCACACACAGAGGGTGACGGCTGGCTCTATCAGAACCGTTCACTTTCCGACACATTCGTATTCCCGAACGGCAAGGACGGCAAAATTGACAGCATTTATGCCGATGTTGACACAACGGCGGTTGCGTAATGTATGCCGATTACATTGAACATCAGGGTGGAGATGAAAACAGTATTATCTCTGCCGAACACATTGATGTTCTAACTTTTAACCGCATTGATTTTGAAAAACTTTCGGAAATGCAGAAGAGAATCATCAGCAGAGTGCATGGCAGACTTACTGCTTTTGAAGAAGAAAATGCCGATATGATTTCTTCCTACCTGAAAAGCTATTCAATCAACGGCACATCAATGGAATTTGGCGCAAGCTGGAATTTAATGTGTATCAGCGGAGTGGCAATTCCTGCCGCCCTCTATGCGTTGCTAAAATCAACAGGACTTTGTTATCCTGCAATCTGAAAGGTGCGTGAAAACCGTGAAATTTCCGTCACTTGTAAAAAAGCAGTTTTGCAAAACTCCTGTCGAGGTCACAATCTACGGTGAGGGAATAACCGAGGACGGCTCTCCTGTTATCGCATTTGAGTGCAAAAACCTGTATCCTTCCGAAAATCTTTATCCGTCAAATATATTGTGCGGAGGCAATGCTGTATGCAATGTGCAGTCAAAGGCAAAGACGGTCTATACCAAAGAGCAGAAAATTGTTCAGGTGTCGGCTGTCTTGCTTTTTGACGGCGACATTGCTCCCGACAGCCCCACTTTAAGTGGTGGCTTTGTAATCCTTGACGGCGTAAAACGAAACATCGTACAGGGTACAAAACACCGCAACCCTGACGGTACAGTTAATTTTACGGAATTGGATGTGATTTAATGGGATTTTCGGTATCATCAAAAATCAAACTCAATATGCCTGTTGTAAAACAGCTTGACAAGGCAAAGCAACAGGCTCTTGAACAGACAGGTGACGCACTTCTTAAACAGGTGAAAAACACGCAGGTAATGCCGTTTGATACGGGTAATCTTCAGAACGAAAATACCTTTGAAGATTGTGCGCAGAGTTGGAACGGCACGGTTAAAATTGTGTCAAGCACTCCGTATGCAAGGCGGTTGTATTTTCATCCCGAGTATAATTTCAGCCGTAAGGAAAACATTGCCGCCGGCGGTAAATGGTTCGCTCCGTGGCTTGAGGGTGGTACACGGCAGAATTTTTGCAGTCGGGCATTTGTGAGATTTTACAGAAAGGAAGCAGGACTTTGATTTACTTATCGGACATCAGAGATTGGCTCAAAAGCGTTACCTCAGCCGAGCATTATTACATCGGCAAACTTGACAACAAGCAGGACAGGTCAATCGGTGTGTATTCATTAAAGCAGTCGGGAACACCCACAAGGGCAATCGGCGGTGAAAGCACCTACGATACAATAAGCGTGTCTTTGCTTATCCATTACACCGACAACGCAAGAGAAACCGAGGAGTTTGCACGCAGACTTTACGAAACGCTTTACGACATTAAAAATGTTGAAATTAAGGAACACAAAATCTATATAATCGAACTGCTCACGGAAGAACCCGTTGATGTGGGAACAGACGACAAGGGTGTGTATGAGCAGGTCATTGAAGTTAAATTTTATTACGAAAGGAAGTAATTTTATGGCAAAAGTTGAATCGGGAGTATTCCCGTGCTATGAAAATCAGTTTGCGGTTGGCAAGGCAGGAACAGAATCCGCCACGACAAATATTGCTAACTGCGAAGAATTTTCTGTTGCATTTGACAACGGTGTCGAGGAATGGACAGCCTTTGAAAACGAGGGCTGGAAGTCAAGGCTTATGACAGCAAAGTCAATCACAATTTCGGTAAAGGGCAAGCGTACAATCGGTGACGCAGGCAATGACCAGATTGCCGCCCTTGCATTTGAAAACGGCAGAAAGGCAGAAGTTTCGTTTATGTGGACCTTCCCCAACGGTGCAACCGTCCTCTTTAAAAATGCAGTTGTATCCGTTACATCAAACGGTGCAGGCGCAAGTACGGGTGTTGCTCCGCTTGAATTTGAAGTTATGTCAAACGGCAAACCCGTATATACAGCAGCCGCTTAAAAAACGAAAGGAATGAACGATTATGTCAAAGTTAATTGATATTACAGACAAGCTTAATTTTGAGGAAAAGCCGAGTGTCAGAGTTAAAAATGTTGACCTTGCAATCAACAATGACGCAGTTTCAATGCTCAAAGTTGCGGCACTTTTTGAGGACGGCAACGGTAAAAGTAAAGATGTTATCGAAATGTATCATCTTCTTTTTGATGAATCCGAGAGAGAAAAGATTGAAAAGTTAAAACTGAATATGCACGATTTCAACGCCCTTATCAGCGAATCTGCCAAAATTGCAACAGGCGATTTGACTGACGAGGGGGAAGTTCAGACCCCGGCTACGATCTGATTGATGACTTTGATTTAATCGTGTCGAGCTTTCGCTCGGAGTACGGGGTCAGCATTTATTCAAAGGATTTTGCAAAAATGAGTTGGAATGAGTTCTGCTCACTTCTGCAAGGCTTAGGACCCGAAACACCGCTTGCAAGAACGGTTCAAATTCGCCTTGAAACCGACAAAGAGGTCTTGAAAAACTTTACTTCGTCACAGCATAAAATCCGCAACAAATGGCGGTCAAGAAATGTAAAGCACTATTCAGACGAAGATATGAACACCGTTCTTGCAGAATTTCAAAACTTTTTTGCCAATCTGTAAATTTGTACATAATTTTCACTGTATCTACAAAATTCTTGACAATGTTAATACATAGTGATAAAATGTAACATACACTAACAAATTTATTAAGGAGAGTGTATGTTTATGAAATGTCCACATTGCGGAAACGAATTAAAGGACGATGCAAAATTTTGCGACAAGTGCGGTGCAGGCTTTGGCGGAAACGATTCAACCTCGGCAACCGTAAATCCTGCAAATGCAAAGAAGAAAATTTACAAGCGTTGGTATTTTTGGGTTATTATCGTTGTTGCTATTATGATTGTTGGCGGTGTAAACGGTGCAATTAACGGTAACAGCAGCTCAAACAAATCAAAGCAGGAAACTACTGTTGCAAATCAGAGTTCAGAAAAAGCAACTGAAAAAGCGACAGAAGCACCGACCACAAAAGAAGTTGCAACAGAAAAGCCTACTAAAGACCCGAAGAAGGTTGAAAAAGAATTTAAAGACGGTTGCAAAACAGTCGACTTTAAAACTCTTTCAAGAAACCCTGACAAGTACAAAGGTAATGACTACAAGTTTGAAGGTCAGATTATTCAGGTTCAGGAAGGCTGGGGCGATTCGGTTGACCTGAGAATCAATATAACCAAAGAAGAAAATGAGTATCTTGATGAACCATTGTGGACTGATACAATCTACGCAACAGTAGAAATTCCTGACGGTGCGGACAAACTCCTTGAAGATGATGTAATCACATTCTGGGGAACTTGTGACGGCGACTATACATATGAAACCGTAATGGGCAACAATGTGTCACTTCCGAAAATCGACATCAAATACTACGAACTCAACAAATAAAACAAAAAGCCACTCCAAATGGGGTGGCTGTTCTTTTGCAAAATTTTTAAGCGTACATCATAGCGGTGTGCGCTGTTTTTATGCCTGTTTTTAAAAAATCTAAAATGAAAGGAAGTGGTGAATATGGCGACAAAGGCGGGTGAAATTGAGCTTGATGTCAGGCTGACAGGTGATGATATTTCAAAAACATTGCATAAGATTTCCGATTCAATTACCAAAAAGCTTGATTCGGCGTTTTCAAGTCTTTCAAAAGATTTTGAAAATGTAAGCACTGATATGAAACAGTCCTTTTCAAAGGTTGCAGAGGGCGTTTCTCAGAAAACCGAAAAAGAGTTTTCAAACATCAAAGGCAGCGGTGAGCAATTAAGCAATTCGGTTTCATCTTCGTTTAAGAAAATCGGTACAGCTGTGGTTGCCGCCTTTTCCGTTGCCAAAATTAAGGAGTTCGGTCAGCAGTGCATTGAATCGGCTGCGGAAGTCAATGCGGCAAATTCGCAGTTTGAGCAGACATTCGGTACAATGCAGTCGCAGGCAGAATCAGCCATTCAGAGCGTTGCCGATCAAAGCGGTATTCTTGAAACCCGATTACAGGGTGTCGGCACAAGCATTTATGCCTTTGCAAAAACTACGGGTATGGACAGTTCAAGTGCTTTGGGAATGATGCAGGAGGCTTTACAGGTAACAGCCGACAGTGCCGCATATTACGACCGTTCGCTTGAAGACACCGCAGAAAGCCTGAAATCGTTTCTCAAAGGCAACTTTGAAAATGATGCCGCACTCGGTTTGTCCTGTACTGAAACCACACGAAATGCGGCGGCTAATAAGCTGTATGGCAAGTCATTTACGGATTTGTCGGAATCGCAGAAACAGCTCACGCTTTTGCAAATGGTCAAGGACGCTAATCAGCTTTCGGGTGCTATGGGACAGGCAAGCCGTGAAGCAGACGGTTGGGAGAATGTAACGGGCAACCTCAGAGAAAGTTGGAAACAGCTCCTTGCCGTAGTCGGTCAGCCTATTTTACAGGTGGCAACTCAGGTTGTAAAGCGGTTGAGTTCCGCACTTGCGACTTTAACGGAATATGCCAAAGGCGCGGTTGGATCGCTTTCAAAGGTATTCGGCTGGGATACAGGCAACAACACCGCAAGCAATATCAAATCTGCGTCCGATTCTGCCAAAAGCCTTACGGATACGGCAGATGACAGTTCAAAGTCACTTGATAATGTTCAGAAAAGTTCTGAAAAGGCAAAGAGAAGTGTAGCGGGCTTTGACAAGCTGAATGTGCTTTCAAGCTCTGACAGCTCATCTTCAAAGTCAGACCCCTCCTCATCAAAAAGCTCATCGGGCGGTTCATCGGGCGGACCTGTTGCAAAGAATGTTGTCAAGGACACAAGCAAAAACCTTTCGGGGGCATTCAAAAATCTATACGAAAAAAGCGGATTCAAAGGCTTTGTCGAGAATGTACAGAAAGGTATTAACAAGGTTGATTGGTCAGCTATAGGCAAGAATTGCAAGACTGTTTTTGATAATGCTGTTCCCATAGCTCAAAAGGCATTTGGCACAATGCAAAAGGTCGGTTCTGCAAAACTCGGGGCAATCGGCTCTGCATTCGGAGCTGTTGCAACAATCGGCGGAAAGTCGTTTCAGACCATTTCAGGCGGTGTTGCTAAGTGGATTTCAAAAGACAGGGAAAAGATTATCGGCTTTATAGACACCATAGGCAACAATCTTACAAACGGCTATAACAATCTTTCAACCTTTTTTGATAATTTCGGTACACTTGCAGGCAATGCAATTGACAATGTTCGCCCTCAAATGGAAGAATCAATTTCCAATCTTTTAAGCGGTCTTACAACCTTTGCGGGTTCAGTCGGCGAAGTTGTTTCGGGTGCGTTTTCAATCGCAACCGAAAGCCTTGTTGAATGGACTGAAAATGACGGTGCAACAATCACTGAATTTCTCGAAAATTTACAATTGCAGTTTGCAGATGTGTTTAACTTTATCGGTCAAATTTTCGGAGATATCGGAACAATTATCAGTAATTGGTGGAACGGCAACGGACAGCAGATTTTTCAGAATATCTGCAATATGTTTACCAACATTGGCACAACCCTGATGAATGTTTACAATCAATGGATTAAGCCTGCGTGGGATTTTATCGTAGCAATCGTAAAATCAGCTTGGGAAAACTGGCTGAAGCCTGTTTTTGAAGGTGCAATAAACTTCTTCGGCAAGGTTGCAGACTGTGTTTCAACCGTGTGGAATAACTTCCTGTCACCGTTTGTAAACTGGCTTGTCAGCTTTTGGGGACCTATATTTCAGAATGTTTTCAATGCCGTAAAAAGGGTGTTTGATAATGTGTTTACATTTATCGGTGGGTTGGTTACCTCTATACAGAAAACATTCGGCGGTCTTATTGACTTCATTACAGGTGTTTTCTCAGGCGATTGGAAAAAAGCATGGCAGGGTATCTACGACTTCTTCAAAGGCATTTGGGACGGCATTTGCGCCGTGTTTAAGTTCATTATAAACGCAATCATTGACGGCATAAATGCGTTGTGGACGGGCATTTATAACTTTGTTTCTGGCGTTGTTAATTCAATCGGCGGAATAGCCGGTATTATCGGAGCGGCTTTTGGACAGGATTGGAGTTTTTCAATGCCTGAAAATCCGCCTCTCATTCCGAGATTTGAAGAACCCACGGAATCACCGGCACGAAAATTTGCAAAAGGCGGTATTGTTAAAGCTCCGACACTTGCGGTTGTCGGCGATAACGCAGGTGCTAACAGCGGTAACCCTGAGGTTATTTCTCCTCTTAACAAGTTACAGGGTATGCTCGACAATTCGGGCGGTCAGGATACAGTGATTCTCACACAAATTCTTGACCTGCTTAAACGCATTTATGAAATGTTCATTATCTTTCGCAATAACGGTGGCAACACTTATTCGTTTACTGCCGAACTTGAGGGCTCAACGCTTTTTGAAGAAATGATAAGACAGGATGAGCTTTACAGACGCAGACACAACGGTAAATCCGCATTCGCATAAAGGGGGAAATGATATGTCAAATTATAACGGCTATTTGCTTAAATTCGGCAACAACATAATGCCGAATAAATACATTACCGCATTTTCATCAACTCCGAATCAGCGACTTGAAACTTCTGCGGAACGAGATCAGAACGGTACGCTTCAAAGGGCAACGCTGCCAAATTACAAAACAAAAATTTCGTTTTCAACTCACATTCTTCATCTTGACGAAAAGATTGATTTTCAGTCGATTATCAACCTCTCAATGGCGAATAAGTTACAGAGAAAGTGCAGGGTAACTTATTGGAACGATGAAACGAACAGCTATTACACCTCTTATTTTTATATTCCCGATATTGAATATACCGTAATGAATGCCGAAAAAAGTGATATAACCTATCAGCCGATTACTGTTGAGCTGATTGAGTATTAAGGGGTGATTCTTAAAAATGCTTGTATCTAAAGAAATTGCTGATAAGCTGAAAACAAACACACTTTACAACACCGTTGCCCTGCATTCTCCTGACGGCAGTTTTGAGGATATAACAGGTGAAAGTATCGTGCTTGACAGCTTTTCGCTTGAAAATGAAATCGTTGAAAAAGAATTGAAATTCGGCGGTTGCATAGCCTCTGAAATGAGCGTGAAACTCATTGATTATGATTGCTCGGCTTTGATAGGAAAGACAGTACAGGTCATCATAATGGCAACATATCTTGAATCAGAGTTGTATCCGTCAGATGATTTGTACCCGTCAAATACTCTTATTTGTCCTGCCGAAACAGGAACGGTTGAATGTCCTGTTTTCTACGGTAAAATTCAGTCGGCTCAAAGAGATAAAAAACAGCGTAACATCGTCAAAATCACAGCCTATGACGCTTTTTATGATATGTCAAAGGTGGATATGTCTTTGTGGTTTGCAGGCAAAGAGAACGAGGACGGCAGTTTTGCTTATGGTTATGCGCACTATCAAAAAGACGATAATTTTAAGAGCTTTTATTCAATAATCGCAGAATTTGCCAAAGATTATGCAATTACAGGGGTTTCACCGCCGAGCTTATCTATCTTTAGTGTACCGCTGAAATTTGATGATACCTGTGTGGAAAAGGTTATAAAGGACATTACCTTGTCAGATTTAATCCAAGCTTATGCAGAATTAACTTTGAGCTTTGCCGTTATAGATGCCGACGGAAAAATGCGTTTTAAAAGGCTGTATTCTCAATCTTCCGTTGAAACAATCGATTCATACAAAGATTTATCCTTTGAAGATTACGAACTTGAGCCTATCCGTATGTACAGTGCTAAGTTTGCTGATAAAAAAGCGTTTTTGTATGGCAACAGTAACGATTTTTCGTGGTATGTTTCCGATAACATTTTGATGAGGTGTAGAACAACAGCAAGTGATATTGGCACAAAATATAATTCTGTTAATTTTTTTGGTGATGTATATAAATACCGCCCGACAAAAATTAAGCTGTTTTCGTATTGGTGGCTTGAGGCAGGCGATAAGTACACAATTAAAACTCCGTTTGAAGATTTGCCGACAATCGAAACATTTGTGTTCAATAAGAAAATGGACGGATTTATAACTGCCCTCACGTCAAAGGGCGAAAAACGATTAGGAAAGGAAGTAAAAGAAAATGAACAAATACAATAAAATTGTCTTTGTGAACGGCTCTGCTCCGCCCCTCAATGCCGACAACCTCAACCATATGGACGAGGGGATTGAACGGGCAACGGACGGAGCAATTGCACTTGAAACCGAAATAGCCACAGCAAGAGGCGGTCAAAATTCGCTTGGAGCAAGGTTTGATACGACCGACGCAAATCTTGCAAGTAAAGCCAATAAATCGACAACGCTTGCAGGGTACGGAATTACGGACGCATATACGAAGGAAAGAACAGACCAAAAACTTGCCCGAAAGCTAGATTCAATGGCGTTCGACAGCGAACCAAAGAATAACAGCCCGTGTTATCTCACAAGCGGAGCAGTTTACAACGCTCTGCTTGTGAAAGCAGATAAAACCGCCTTGGCGACTAAATACGATTCGTCAAATATTGAAAGTGGTACATCAACACTCACACCGTATTCAACCGTCACCGATAAAATCAAAAGTGCAAACTGTACATATAAGACGATTGGTGACATCGTAATCGTTAGTGCAACGGTCAAAATGAACGCAGTATCTCTTGGCGGCAATAGCATGTGTCCGCTGATTGATTTGCCGTACAAATGTATTTCCGAGGACAATGTTTTTTGTGTCGGTATTTCAAACCTTGGCAAGCTCTTTAAATTTGCCATTCCGAAAAATAACACTTGGCTACAGTTTTCGACTCAGGATAAGACGGCTTACACATTTGCAGACGGCGAGCAAATTAATGTGATTTGCTTGTACAAAATTAAATAACGGAGGTATGAAAAATGGAACTTAAAGAAAAAATCACACTTGATATGCTCACAAAGGACAGCGTGTCGGTACTCAGACAGCAGTTTTTGACCTTTAACGGTGAAGAAATGCAGGTTGGCGGAAACATCCGCAACGCATACATGAACAGCAAATCGGGCAGAGAACAGCTTAAAACGGTGCTGTCTGATGAATATTACAATGCTGTCATGACGGTGTGGGGCGACAATCCAACCGTTGATGAGCCGATAGAAAGCGAGGTGTAAACAATGAAAGAAAACATTTTACAGGCATTATTTGCCACGGTATGCGGTGCTATTGTCGCATATCTTAACATCTTGCTTGTGCCGTTTGCGGTGATGATTGCGGTAATGATTATCGACTATATCACAGGAATGGCACAGGCATACATCAGCCACACGCTTAACAGCCGTGTCGGTGTAACAGGCATTATCAAAAAGGTAGGCTATATCGTAGCCGTAGCGGTCGGTATTGTTGCCGACTATCTCATCAGTTCGGCACTTGTCAACTGCGGAATCGACCTGCAGATTAACTACTGCATCGGAATGATTGTGACGATTTGGTTTATCATCAACGAATTAATTTCAATTTTAGAAAACCTCTCTGAAATTGGCATTCCATTGCCTAAATTTTTGATATCAATCGTCAAGAGACTAAAGACAACAGTCGAAGTAAAAACAGATGAAAGCGAGAAATAATTATGTCAAAAATTAATGATTATAACGAAGAATTCGATAAGTTGAGAAAAAACAGGGTTGAAATGGCACATTATAAATACGGACCCGCTAAAATAAATTTTGGTGATGGTCTGGTAAATGCTATGGAAACCATGAATAATTGTGTTGCAAAGTATAAAGAAACTGGTAACACAGAATATTTACTTGACGCCGCAAATTATTTAATGTTTGAATTTACATATCCAAAACATCCTAATGCTCACTTTAAAGCTACTGATTCTTGCGGATCTGCCGGTACCGTTGGACAGCCTTATAACCAAATGATGAATGAAATGTCAGACACTTTATATCACGTAAAAGGAGTGTATAAAGATGATTGATGGAATCATGCAGGGTAAGCACATGAAAAAAATATTCGAGATAAAAGGTATATTTTCTATAACGGTATATTTTTGCTCTTTTTTAACATTTTTAAAAATATAAGGTTAGTATCGGTGATTACATTATCACGGGTGTAAACGGTGAGAAGTACCCGTGTAAACCCGATATTTTTAATAAAACTTATGAGAAAGTAGAGGAATAATTATTATGATTTTATCAGAAACAATTAACGGTATGGTGAGTGAGGACTACAAAGAAAGATTTATAGCTGAATATCAGCAGTTATCAATCCGCCACGACAGCTTAAAGAAAATGCTTGATAACTGGGACAAAGGGAATCTGAATTTTATTCCGACTTGCCCACGCAGTACATATGACTTGCAAGTTAAAGCAATGAGCGATTACAGAGCCGTACTTGAAGCAAGGGCAGTTATGGAAAATATCGACTTGAAAAAATTATACGCAGAAAGTAGAGGAATAATTATGACAAATGCAAATTTTATTGAGCTTGCAATCTCAGAGGTACGCAAGTATGTTTTAAATCACTTAGATAAGTCAGATGGTACACCTGTTTTTGACATTTTTGTTGTGTGGTCATGTAAGACTTTGCAAAACCACAAATGCCTTATCAGCACAACATTACACGACGGGATGTACTACGAATGCACATACAATGGTGATAAAAACGAAATGTATCTTGATGCATACAAAAAGTTTGAAAACAAAAAAATTATTTGCGAAAGCGAGGAATAACATGAGTAATTCAAAACTTGTTAATTACACAAAATTAAGCCCAAACCACAGCGGTAAACGCACACACAGCATTGACCGCATTACTCCGCATTGTGTTGTAGGTCAGTGCAGTGTCGAAACCCTCGGCAGCATCTTTATGAATACAGCCTGTGAGGCAAGCTGTAACTACGGAATCGGCTATGACGGCAGAGTGTTACTTTGTGTCGATGAGAGCAATCGCTCTTGGTGTAGTTCATCAAACGCAAATGACCAGCGTGCAGTCACAATCGAGTGTGCAAGCGATACAACCGCGCCATACACGATGAATAGTAAAGTTTACAACAAACTCGTTGCACTCTGCGTTGACATCTGCAAGCGAAACGGCAAAACTAAACTGCTTTGGTTTGGTAATGAAAGCAAGACACTAAATTATTCGCCAAAGTCGAATGAAATGGTTTTAACTGTTCATAGATGGTTTGCAAATAAGAGTTGCCCAGGTGACTGGCTCTATAACAGGCTCGGCAATCTTGCAGACGAAGTAACTGCACAGCTCGGCGGTAAAACATCGAATAAGGAGAATGAGGAAATGATTAAATACGGCTCACACAACACAGCTACACTCGCATTTAAAAAGCAGTTGATTACACTTTATAACATGAAAATTATCAAGACAAAGGTTGACAACTCAAACGGTTTCGGTGACGGCACTCTTAAAGCCGTTAAAGAGGCACAGAGAGCAGGTAAGGTCACAGTTGACGGCATTGTCGGCGAGAAGACAATCAATGCTATCTATCATCTTATCAATGACGGTATTCGAGCAAAAGACAGCAAAATCGCCAACGCAAAAAAAGCACTTGGCTAATTAAAACCTAAAGGACATTTTTAATGTCTTGACAAACACATAATTGCAAAAAATCCCCCTCATCCGCCGTAAAAAAGCGAGTGAGGGGAATTTGTTATTTGTAGATTTGTTAGCTACTTGTTAGCTGTGTGTTAGCTACGATATGTATTTTTCCGTGTTTTAGAGTGATTTAAGTATAGCAAAACCCCAGTAAATATCGTATTTACTGGGGTAAAAAGCTATGGTGCAGGTAACCCTGACAAGTGGCTTATTTATCGGCTTTTTATGGTGTGACAGTAAA